GAAGTCTTCGCCTGTGATATGGACAAGTTCGCTCGTGAGACGTTCATACACAACTATGGTGAACCTGAATACTATCCAACCAATGTCTATGACCGAGATATTCCATCAGAGTCTTTGGATATCTATATGACATCACCACCTTGTCAGGCATTCTCATTAGCTGGGAAGCGACTCGGTAAGGAAGATAAGCGAGGCATCTTGTTTTTCAACTCACACGAGTTCATTCAGGTAAACAAACCGAGATTCTTTATATTCGAGAACGTAAAAGGATTGCTTTCGGATGATGGCGGCAAAACATTTCAAGAGTGGGTGAATATGCTTGGAGGTAAGTCAGTCAACGGAGTACCTGTGTTGTTCCCATATGATGATTCAGCTCCTTACCATTTGTATTGGCAAGTTCTAAACGCAAAGCAACACGGTGTTCCGCAAAATCGTGAGCGAGTTTTCTTGATTGGAATACGAGATGATGCTGACAACCGCTTTCAATTTCCACGAGAAGATCATTTAACCAAGAGACTCAAGGATGTGTTGGAGGATGAGGTTGATAAGAAATATTTTTTGAGTGAAAAGATGTTAGAATCTATAACATTTCAAGAAAAAACTAATGGAGAAATAGCCAACTTAAACAAAGGAGGAGAACGTGGATCTGTATATGACGCAGATACAAAAGCAATGAGTTGTTTAAGTGCTACTGATTATAAGCAGCCTAAAATGATTAAGGTAGGAAATGTAAATCCTTCAGGTATTGGTATAAATGGATGCGTATACGATGATAAAGGAATCTCACCAACATTATGGTCGGGACACGGAGAAGGTCTTAAGATTAAATACAACTGCAAAAGATTAAATCAAACATTACAAAAAAACGAATTGCCAAATGGGGAGGTAAAAGCAATTGATACATATAATCAAAAAATTCAAGATAATGCTCCAACTTTAACCGAACCTCATCATAATACAACACGTTTATGGGATGGATATCAGGTAAGAAAACTAACCCCACGAGAATGCTTCAGATTGATGGACTTCCCTGATACATTTACTTGGCCAGTAAGCGACTCACAAGCATACAAGCAAGCAGGCAACTCAATTGTTGTGAATGTGCTTTACAAAATCCTAAAACAACTTCCGTTATGATAGATAGAGAAACTGCAAAAGAAGTTATTAGGCTTAGAAAAATAAGAGATTTTGTTTGGAATTGGATACACAAACCTTTACTTCTATTTTATTTTTTATTTACTATTATTTACATTTTAATAAACAAGATATGAGATGCAAGAACTGCAAGGAGAAGTTTGAGCCTATCCGTTTTTTGCACAAGTATTGCTTGAAAGACGAATGCGTCCGTGCTTTTGTAGCTGAAGCCAAAGAGAAGATGTGGAAGCAGACTAAAGTCCGTATGAGGAACGACATAAAGACGAATTCTGATTGGCTTAAAGAAGCTCAGGTAGTATTTAACCGCTACATCCGTGAACGTGATAAAGGACTAAACTGCATTAGTTGCGGAAAACCACCACTCAAAAAAAACTGCGGTCACTTCTACAGTCAAGGTGGACACGCTAATGTTCGATTTGATGAGGACAACTGCCATCTTCAATGTGAGCATTGCAATACTTTTCTAAGTGGTAATCTGCTAAACTACCGAGAAGGTCTCTTAAAACGCATCGGAGAGGCTAAATTAGACGATTTAAGCCAACGTGCTAACGAAACACGGAAGTACACAAACGATGAGCTGCAGGAGATAATTAAAACCTACAAAAACAAGATAAATGATTTCAAATAAAGCTAAATCAATGTCAAGCGCACAACATATTGAGAATAGCCTTAACACAGGTAAAGCTGGTGCAACTATGTTTGTAAAAGCGTGCGAAGTAAATTCAATTGAGGTATTTGAATCAACAAAGGAAGAGGATATTTATGACCATATAGATTTTTGGGTATATGGAAAAGGTGTTGATGTCAAAGGATTTAAAAAAAGCCATCAAGAAGGATTTATAGTGATTGAGTTTAAAAATGTAAACGGATATGCAGGTAGTTGTAGTGCCAATAGCAAAGCAGAGTTTATAGCATTTCAATTTGCAGAATGTTTTTGGGTAGTAAGAAAAAACGAATTATTAGATTACTGTAGGAAAAACGTACAAATAGAATACGTGTATGATTTTAAAGATTGTTACAAGAAACTTTATACGAGAAAAGGCAGAAAAGACCTGATGACAAAACTGCATTTGAGTGATTTAAAAACCTTTAATTTCATATTGAAGCTAAACTTTTAAAAATTAATTGATTAGATACTAAACAAAACAGTGATTAGAAACTAAGTAAATTGTTAAATTTGTTAAATTTTTGTTAAAATTTATATTTGTATGTAAATAATGGTTATATTTGTATATAAGTTCATTGATAAAAACAAACGCTATGATTTATTCAATACAAGTATGTAGCATTGACGGTGGTATGGATATACTACAATGGCACGAGCGCAAAACGAAAAGCGCAGCATTGAAACTGGCAGAGAAGTTGAGCAGAAAGCATAATGCAGAGGGTTTAAATTCAGATGGGTGGATGGCAAAACAAAAGGTGTACGTTGATGTAAAAAATGAAAGAGGGTATCTTGCAGAACGCTATTTATTTATAGATGGTGTCAAAGAGTATTACTCCGATAGTTACTAATCAAACGGGGGGTGCGCATCCGTAACGCACGCAATAATAAAAACGATATGAAAACTTATTTTTTTATTTACGAAGATGCTGAAGGTAGAGAGTTATTTACAAACGCATATAAGTGCAAAGATGACGAGGAAGCAGAAGAATTATGCGATGAACTGTATATGAATACTATGTCAGGTGATTGCGAGAGAATTTATTTTGTACAAGCAGACTATATTTTATAAGAAGACAAAAATAAAACGGGGGGTGCGCATCCGTAACGCACACAAACAAAAACGATATGAAGAATCTATTAAAATCGTTGGCTTCATTCCAACAAGAAGTGCCTGTTATCCACAAGGCAACACAAGGCTACGGCTATTCTTATGCTGACTTGCCTAAAATCTTTGAGGTAATCAATCCGCTGCTAAAAAAACACGGACTTGGATTCACTCAGACTCTACACACCAAAGACGATGTCAACTACATTGCTACGATGGTATTCCACATCGAAACAGGAGAACACATCGAAAGCCTTGTTGCTATTCCTTACGTTCAGTTGAAAGGTATGAATGATTTTCAGTCCTTCGGTTCAGGTGTGACGTACTACCGTCGTTATGCACTCAGTTCTGCACTTGGTTTAGTAACCGACAAAGACACGGACGCATCAGGTGAGCAAGTTAAAACCGAAAAGAAACTACCTGCCATAGATCAAAAGCGTTTCAGCGCAGCAGTCCAAGCAATTGCTAAAGGCGAATACACTCGTGAGAAGCTCGAAGCATCGTTTGCTTTAACTGAAGGTCAAACCGATATGCTTAACGCACTATGAAGACTCTCAAAATTAGGTGTTCTGCCATCGGAAAACTGATGGCTACACCTCGCTCTAAAGGCGAATTCTTATCTCAGACCGCAAAGACTTACATTCACGAGTTAGTTCTTGAGCATAAATACGGCATTAAGAAGGAGTTTTCAAGCCGTTACACGGACAAAGGCAACGCAGTTGAAGATGAATCCATCTCGTTAGTCAATGATGTCTTAGACGTCAAATTTATCTACAAGAACGAGGAGTCTTTTGAGAACGATTTTATCACAGGAATACCTGACGTAAACACGGAGGATGTATTGCTTGACGTTAAAAGCTCTTGGGATGCTACTACCTTTCCGTTTTTCGATACCGAAATACCGACAAAGGATTATTACTATCAGCTTCAAGGTTATATGTGGCTTACTGGCAAGACTCAATCAATGCTTTGCTACTGCCTTGTAGACACTCCTATCGAAATGGTAGAGGATGAGATTCGCAGAGCGCATTGGAAACTTCACAAACTTGACGAGGACTTAGATTTGCGTGAAGAGGTAGAGAGTAAGCATCAGTTTTCACACATACCTAAGAACCGAAGAGTCAAAGTTTTCTATGTACAAAAAGACGAACAGGTAATTGATCAGATAAAAGAGAAGATTGAACTTGCTCGTGAGTATTATAACGCACTAATTCAAATGCTATGAACCAAGAAGTAAAAGACCAAGTAGTTTTAGCCGTGATGTCGAAGTTTGCTGAACGCTCTGCAACTGGCATACGAAAATACGGAGTAACCTTAGACCGAGAAGACCTGACTATCTATGATTGGATAAATCACGCTCAGGAGGAGGCTATGGATTTCACGTTGTATCTTGAAAGAATCCGTAAAGAGATAAGCCTTGAAAAAGTTAAGAGCTTCAGCGAAGGCTACCGAGAAGCAATGAACAACCAAAAAGAATGCGCTTGCTATGGCAGTAATTCAATGCACGAATGTAATTGTAAATAAACACGAACTAAATAAATCAGAATAAGATGACAGCAGTAGAATGGCTTGAAAAAGAAGTAAACCAATATGGAATTTTAACAAAAGGCTTAGTACTTAATCTTCTAAGTCAAGCTAAAGAAATGGATAAACAAGC